CTGAAAACCTACAGCAACATTCAACTCAGAACCCGTGTTGGTACTCAAAGAAGAATAACCGACTGCGGTGTTACCGTCTGCGGTAGTAATAGCATCCCCAGCTAAACCACCAACAAGCGTTGTGCGATCTCCCGTGGTGATGTCGTTACCTGCATCATGTCCAATTGCCGTGTTATAAGTATCTGTAGCAGTAGTAAAGTTTTGAGTTTCTAAAGCACCTTTACCAATCGCAATAGATCTGTTACCTAAAGTGTCTGCGGTTAAAGCATTCAAACCAATTGCGACATTAAAATCAGCATCGGTTAAAGAATCGCCAGCGGCCCCGCCTACTAAGGTGTTGTAAAGTCCCGTAGTAATTGCGGTTCCCGCCAAAGAGCCTACAGCTACGTTGTAGCCATCCGCGCCAGCATTAGTCGTTTTAAGGGCTTGATACCCTACTGCTACATTATTACCGTGAGCATCTTCAGTTTTAAGTGCCTCAAACCCCACCGCTACGTTGTTATCACCCGTAGTCAAAGCCGTACCCGCTTCATCGCCCACGACCACGTTGTAGTTGCCGCCAGCGGTGATGCTGTTACCTGCGTTGACACCCAGCTTTACGTTGCTTGTACCAGCAGTCGGAGTAGTGATTGAATCCACTGCATCCAAAATAATACTGTTAGCAACGTCTAAGGTAAGATTGCCATTATCTGCAAAAATCCTACCGTTTGTTCCATCGCTGTTTATGGATAAATCTGCCCCTGCCCCCATCTTGACATAAGCGCCATCAGGAAAAGTTGCATCGTGATTAAAGATTGCTGTACCCGCATCTGACATATCAAGGGTAAGGGCTGTCACTCCAGAGCCACCATCATTACCGTTGAATTTTATATCTGCGTCAGACTGAGAGGCTTTCAATATGAAAGTGTTGGAGCCATCGTCCATCACAATCACACCTACTTCAGTTCCACCATCTTTGAATCTTATATCGCCACCATCAGCATCAAAAATAATATCGCCAGCAACATCTACTGTCAGATCACCAGAAGACAGATCAATCTCTTGACCATCAATCGTGATGTTGTCCACGACTACGCCAGCGTTGGCAGTAACTACACCACCAACAGCCAGAGTGCTTGCCATATCCACAGCACCATCAATGTCCACAACATCAAGGTTTGTAGTGCCATCAACGTCTATATCGCCTGAGATGTCCAGAGAAGCCACTACAGCCGTACCTGTAAGTGTAGGTGCAGTTAATGATTTATTCGTAAGAGTCTGTGAGCCAGTAAGCGTTGCTACTGTACTATCAATAGCAAAGGTCACAGCGTTACCAGAGCCACTAGTATCAATACCAGTACCACCAGTAAACGTCAGAGTCTCTGAGTCTAGGTCTATGCTCAGTGCGCCACCAGAGTCTGCTTGGAAGTCTAAGTCCTGTGCAGTTACTTGAGAGTCTACATAAGCCTTAACAGACTGTTGAGTAGGTACAAGTGTTGCAGAGTTAGAAGACATATCATCTTCATCTACAAAAGCTGTAATGGTAATTGAACCATCACTTAAAGAACCATAAGTTACTGTACCTGTAGTAGTAATAGCTGATGATCCATTATCAATAGCACCAAAGCCTGAAGTAATACTGCCAGAGTTTAAAGCACCTACAGTAGTTACATTTGATAAAGTATCTAAAGCACTTTCAAAGTATGTTTCAAAGTCAGTAAGAGCAACTTGAACCATTGTACCACTGTCATTGACTACAACTCTATCTGCATCTGCAAGAGTAGTAGAAGTTGCTGAAGTGTCTCCATCTACAATATTAATTTCTGCTGCTGTAGACGTTACACCGTCAAGAATGTTTAGTTCTGCTGTAGTACTAGTTACACCATCAAGTATATTTAGTTCAGCGGCTGTGCTTGTAACGCCATCAAGTATGTTGAGTTCCGCTGCCGTAGCCGTAACCGTTGTGCCATTAATAGACAGTGCATCAGTCTCCAGCGTACCGTCAATGTCAGCGTCGCCTGAAATGTCAAGAGATCCTGCATCTAGTTCTCCAGTAAGTGTAATGTTACGAAAGCTAGATACATCTTTATTTGCATCTACTGTTACGACCTTACTTGCTACTACTGTGCCTACAGCAGATCCAGTATCGTTATAATTAAGTTCTGTTGTAGTAGCTGTAACGCCATCTAAAAGATTAATCTCTGCTGCTGTAGATGTTACACCATCCATAATATTAAGTTCAGCAGCAGTAGCTGTAATTGCAGTACCATTAAAGTTTATAGCGTCTGCATAAACTGTACCGTCAAAGTAGCCATCTTTAAATTCTAAAGAACTAGTACCAAGGTCAATATCATTATCTGTAACAGGTACAATAGCTCCATCTTGGATGCGTACTTGCTCAACTGCACTACTAGATACTTCTACGAAAAAGCCTACTCTGTTATTTGTTCCGTCTACTACAACCTTATTAAGAAAATCTAAATCACCAATCTGGGGTATGTTACCACCTTGACCAGCAGAGCCATCGTGTCTATGACCAGTAGAAGATGCACTAGATGATGAATATGCAAAAGCATTTACTAGTTGGTTATATTCATTGTTAAATAGTGCTGCTGTGATAGTATCTCCATCAGCCATAGAACTCTGTCTAGTATAATTCTGAGCCATTTATTATCTCCTACCTGATGGCATGTAATCTATATAAAGACCATTTACAGCATAGGCTGACTTTTGATCTTCGCTTGTAATTCTAAAACTGCAAGTATTCCCAGAGCCTTCTAGTGTAATCCTTTCCATAGGATCACTTGTTGCTCCAAATGTAACTGCATTAAAAGCAGATGTACCAAAGATTGCTGGAAGAGCAATGCTGGTAACTGCAAAAGGTTCTGGTTGTGGTATATCAGGATCTTCGTAATCATACCGTACTCTGAAGCTAGGTTCAACTGCTCCTTCAGGACTAAAGGAAACTCTTGCGTATTTAAGAGTCTTTCTAGTACCTACATCACCAAAATCAAAGTCTGGTGTTTGATACACAGCATCTATATCTCTTGCTGCGCCTGAACTACGGAAAGAATTACCTGAAAGATGGTTGTATATATATCCATCTTTATCACCATGATATACTTGTTCTATACCATCTTTATCTAATCCTGATACAAAGCCTAGTGCTTGAATACCTAATGTCTCTGACCACGCAAAACCATTAGATGTTAAAGTACCAATAATGCCTCTAGCAATAGTAGGGCTTTCAGTAGCTTTAGTGTAGAATAAACGATACTGTGATTTACTTCTAAGTACTGCGCTAGTAATAATGTAGTCTTTATCAGCAGCAATATCAGATATAATACTTTGTATCTGCCTACTAACAGACCCTAACTCTACGTCACCAATCCTTGCTGTACCTGCAACTGTTCGCACTCCATCAGGAGAAAGAAATAAAAGGTCGCCACCTATTTCTTGAATACTGCCGCCTGATACACAGCCTACGTTTGTTGTAATAGGCACGACTGCTACAGTGCTAGAGTTATTTATATTTACAAGTTTATGTATACTATTCTGACAAAAGATAATTAAGTCACTACGAAAGCTTGCTAGTCCTACTACAGCATCTTCAATTACAATACTTCCTGCGCCGCTTCCAGTAAAACTATCAATATCATTAGTGCTACTATAGAATATAGTATTTTTAGCTGTAGAAGCTCCTGCAACTACTAAGTGTTTATCGTGTATTACACCAACAGCAGGGCCTGTAGTTCCGCTTACTGTGATCTCTTTTGCAAAGAATGTACGATTAGTTATATCTGCATCTGTGCCTGTCATTTGAAATAAGAACGGTTCGTTTACACCATCACAAATAACTAGCTCACCATAATCTGACGTACCTTCATATAAAGCAAAACTGCATCGTCCTTGAGAAGTACGTGCAGCTACTGAGCGTCCTGTAAATGTAGAGTAATTATCTCCTGATCCAGATACACTTGCTCTATTTACTTGAAGCCAAGAAGTACCGTCTTGACTAAAAAATATTCCTGTGCCTGAACAAACAACTACGCCATCTGCGTATACTGTCATGCCAAGAATACCTTCACTACTATTAGGTCTAGTATCTCCAAACTCTGTAAAACCATCTACTCGTCTGTAGCCACCATCAGGGTCTACTTCAAAGTTTCTAAGGCGTGTAGCAAACCCCGGCTGAGAAAGCATTTCTAGCTGGTTCAGGTTGACGTTTAAACCGCCCTTACACGAAAATCCCCAAGGCTGTGACACTACACAAACCTCACACGGTCATCTTTAAAGTATCCCGGCGCTGGTTCCATCAAGTGCAAGCGCATCAAGCGTATACCACGCTTATAGTCTTCAAGAGCAAAAGCTGCTGCTTGAGTATCTTCTTTAAACTGATGCACATAGTATCTAGCCCTAGCAAGTAATACTGTTTTGTATACATCTGGAAAAACTATTTCGTCACCGAAAGCATCTAAAGGTGTAGGTAAAGCATACGCAAAAAACCAAACACGATATACTTTATCAGGAATAGGACTCAATCCAAAGTTTCTACCATCAGGACTTTTAATTACTCGACTAGGTACGCCATACTGTTGTGTGTCTGCATCATCTAAGTTTTCACTAATTCTGTAGTAGTCTTTAAACTCTTCAGTAGTAGTAAAACGTAAATTACGCGCTTCATAAGGAGCAGACTCACCGCTAACACCTACAGTAGTAAGATAAAAATTATCCCAATCAATATAGCCATAGTCATTAACTAAAGAAGAACTTGCTGGCTTTAGTTCATACCAACGTGTTCCTGCTACAGTTTCAATATATACATTGCCGTACATAGGATCTACAGCACCGCTTTCTGCTACAGCTAAGAAAGGCCACTGAGGTTCTTCATTAACAATATCAAAATAAGCCCTATTAATTACATCTTTAACATGCTGCTGAACGCCAATAGCATTAGCGAAAGTAGAAGAAGTCAATGCGACTTCATTCATCTCTCGCAGTAGCTCATTTGTTAATGAAAGATAAGTAGCCATTATTTTTTATGTACCTTCTGTATTTCAAAGTTAGCTGTAAGAGAAGCACCTTTATGTGCTTTAAACTTACCTTCATGCTTCATAAGTTTGTAGGTCTTACCACTTTTCATCCAGTGATAGCCCTTGGGTGCCTTGACTCTCATCGTCCTTTAGGTAGGCTTTTATTGTAGCCAGCCATTGCGTTACAAGCAGTTTCCATTGCGTAAATATCAGATTTAGCTTTACCGCCGTGTCCATACATTTGGCGTCCACCGCCCATCGCACCGCTACGCATTTTCTTTTTCATCTTGCGATCCATTTCTTCATCCATCGCAGAGTAACCCATAGCAGCTTTTTTACGATTCATATCACCGCCATACATCATCATACTTCTCCCTGTATATTTATTAGGAACATAACCTTTTTTCATTGGAACTTTATTCACTAATCTTGCTCCATTGAAAATGTTTTACTTTTTTCTCTAGCAGCTTCTATCTCTGTTTCATACTCTGTTGTATTTTCACCTTTGTTAAAAATACGATCATAGTTATCTTTATACTGAGAAAGATTCATTCCTTTACGAAATCTGCTTCCTTTACCAACAATAGCTTTTCTAAACGTAACAGGATTTGCTTCTGAACCAATTTGAGGCATAGTTAAATATCTCCAAAAGGAAAGGGGCCACCGAAGCAGCCCCGTCCAGTACTAGTCGATGCCGTAGAAAGCAGACACAAGAGCTTCAGAGCGAAGTACCTGTGCGCCGTATACGTGCAGACCACGAACAATATCACCAAAGCTGTCAGGGTCACGAAGAACCTCAGTGTTGGTAATAGTTTGAGCAGTAGCCGTAGAAGACATGTGACCAGCCAAGCACTTGCCAGCAGCGTTAGTAGTTGCAGCAATGTTGTTTGACTTGTACATATCAAAACCACGTAGCTTGCCAGAGCTTACCAAACCGTTACGGATTGAGCCTTGACCTGCGTTGTAGTCAACTGACAAGAGCTTAGAAGAACTTTGTACAAGTACTTCATAGAACTCTGGATTAGCAAGGAACCATCGTCCTTCTTCAGGTACGTTTTGCTCATCAAGCAAACGAGCCATGTGAGAAAGAACATCAATAGGATCATGCTCACTAGAACCGAAACCAATGTCCAAGTTACCAGTACCGTCGAAGGTACCAGCAGCAAGGTCAGTAGCGTTGTCAGAACCAAGAATGTGGTTAGGGCTAGAAGCCGACACACCAGCAAACATCTCAGCAATAACACCTGAGTCAAAAGCATCACGCAATGCGTAAGCTGCTGAAGAGGTTGCTACGTCACGGAAGTTAACGTGAGACATGTTAGTTTCAATATCATCAACGATGAATTTGAAAGCGTTAGCTACGTCAACGACCAAGGTTAGTTCTTGGTCAGTAAGTTTAGTAGCAGTTACATCAGCACCACGCTCATACTGGTAAACAGTAATTTCGGGTTCTTTGATGATTCGCACACTATCACCAAATGCAGATATTTCACCAGCATAGTCAGTGTTAGTAATTGCTTCTACTACAGAAGACTTACGGAAAAAGTTTAGTACCTGCTTGGAATAAACTTTAGGTAGGAAAAACGAATTCGTTTGTCCTGATACAGAGTTACCAAAGTTTGCATTGGTATCTGTACTTGGTTCAAAAAATTGATCTGATACGTTATTAGCCATGTTAATATACTCCTAGTAAAACATAAGTTATTTTACTACTCTGCCCTCCATCATAGCTAGTTTGATTTCATCTTCATACTTATCAAACTGATCAAGGGACATAGCAGCGATTTCCCGTTCAGTCCAAACTTTAGGTTGCTTAGCATCTACAGAGGTGGTTTTAGTTGATACCATATCCGCTGCACTGCCTTGTTGCTTCCGCTGTCTGGGCTGTGATTGTGTTTGAGATTTGCCAGTTTCTAACTTATAAAGATCTATTGCTTTAGATGCTAAAGTTACATTATCTGGATTATTGTAAATCCAATCTTGAATTTGTTCTGGTTGTTCCTTTGCCCAAGTATGAAAGTCATCGTCGCCTCTAAGATCTTCAAAATCAGGGTGACGTTGCTTCAGTGTAGACTCAGCTTCTCGCCGCAATACTTCAGACTCACGTTGCCGCATAGACTGTAGTTGTGCTTCAAGATCTGCTACCTGTCGCTGACTTTGCATGTGTGCAACAGTCTCAACTGTATTGTACAAATCAGGATACTCTTGCTTAAAGTTCTCTAACTCTTCTTCAGACTTAGGTGGCTGATAAGCAGGTTGTGCTGACTGTGCCATAGCAAGAAGTTCTTGTTCTTTTTGCTTAAACTCAGAAAGCTTAGTATCATAATGCTTCTTTAAATCATCATATCGCTTTTTGTAATTAGTTCTTTTACGAGGTTGAGCTTCTTCTTCAGGGGCCTCTTCTGGGGTAGCCTGTTCGCGCTCTGCGTAAAATAATCCATCTGCATCACCTCTACGAGGCTCGTCTGGCGTATGCCAAGGCTTGCGTGCATTATATGGGTTACTTACTTCCTCTTCGTATTGTGGTTCTGACATTCTCAATCTCCTTCACGGGGCTTGTGTCTTGCAAGGTAGCCATTATTAACTCCGTCGAGTAAATGGGGCTTGACTTACC